ATGAAATACAGCGAGTTCCTGAGGTACTTACTTGCTCAAGGTTGCGAAATTGAAAACCATAGGCGAGGCAGTCATCGAAAGGTAACACTAAACGGAAAACAATCGGTTTTTCCTTATCACGGGAGCAAAGAGATTGGTACAGGTTTAGTAAATAAGATTAAGAAAGACTTAGATCTTAAATAACAAAGTCCCTCGAAAGAGGGGCTTTTCTAGGAGTTTATATGTTACGCTACCCAGTTGAAATTACCCCTGATGATAACGGCACATACCTTGTGACTTGCCCTGATATTCCTGAAATGGCAAGCGTAGGTGAGGACTTAGAAGAAGCCCTATTAGAAGCACAAGATGGCTTAGCCACAGCCCTTGAATTCTATTTTGATGATAGACGAGAAATACCAATGCCAAGCCCAATTAAAGAGGGACAACATACGGTTAATCTTACCGTGCTGCAATCAATGAAAGTATTTCTCTTAAATGAAATGATTAAACAAGGTGTACGTAAAGCAGAAATGGCAAGACGATTAGATGTACACTTACCACAGATAGATCGCCTATTAGATTTTAATCATTCCACAAAAGTAGAATTTGTTGAGAAAGCCTATGGTAAGCTAAATCAACGCTTTACTATTCTCCCTCACTAATAAAATAACCGCCTACGGGCGGTTTTCTTTTCCTAAGAACAATAAAACCCTCCGAAGAGGGCATTATTAAGCGTGAGCAGTTTCTCCATAATTTCCACCAAAATGAAAAGGCATAACAGGATTTAACCGCTGCTGCTTTAACTCCCATAAATCATATTTGGTTTGTAAGTTGAGCCATAACTTAGCCGTACTAATTCCTGCTTCTTCTAAACTTAACGCCAAATTTGCAGTCATTGGTGTTTTGCCGTGTAATACTCTTGATAAAGTTTCACGAGAAAACCCAAGATGATCTGCTAATTCTTTAATTTTGATGTTATTTGGTTCAATAAACCCATCTAATAAAACTTGACCTGGATGTGCTGGTTTACGCATAACTCCCCCTAATGATAATCTTCATAATTCAAAATATAAGCATCGCCATTTACAAATTCAAATGTAATCCGCCAGTTGCCATTAACCGTCATAGAATAAATGCCTTTTCGATTTCCTTTTAACTCGTGGCATTGGTAAAAAGGCATAAATTCATCAATACTTTCTGCTGAATCAATCAAATCTAAAATACCATCGATTTTACGCTGATGATTAAGCTGAATACCTTTTGTTATCCCTTTTTCAAAATATTGTTTTAAGCCTTTATGCTTGAAACTCTTAATCATAATGATACCCGCCAAACAAATGTGATATAAATATATCACAAAAAATAAGTAAGGCAAGATATTTCGAGTGTATTCCTGTGTAATTATCCTTTCTCTCTATGCATTCTGTTTAAAAAACAAGCAATCAAACAACCTTTCTAAAAATAAATTCTCTTTAAAATCAATAAATTACTAAACAAAAGCTAAACTTTATTTATTTTCCACTAAATAAACACTTTACTAAATGTTTAATATTTACTAAACTACACCCATCAAAACAAACAACGCCACAGACAAAGGGGAAACCAAAATGAACGCACAAACAACGCTAAACAACCACAAAGACTACATTTTATGCGGACGTAAAGAAAAACGCAGTAGTGATTTCATCAATGTGTTTGAGGTCTTTGAAAATGAAGCCACGCAAGAGTTTGTGATTGAAAGAGCAATGTTCAGAAATGGCAAGTTAATCGACTGGAACCAAAGCGACAAAATGAACGCCGAGCAAGCTCAACAACTTTGGCAAGCCTACATTCACTAAGAATTTTTATCAAAGCCCTTTACTGAGGGCTTGAATAAAGGTTCTAGACCTAGCCCACATAGCAGGCAATAGCCGAGAGATAAGCAGAGACTGTGGGATGTTCTTTAACAATTTAGTGCTTGTGCGGACGATATTAACAACCTCGAGCAGTTGTAAAGTAATGCTTTATCACTCGGCAAGGTTGGTTAGACCCTGACATACAAATTTGAACGACTTGCCAAACAGAGGTGGCAAGGTTTAGGCAACACACTCGCAAGGTGTGGAGAGCTGAAAAGGCAACACTGGTATCAGTCCTAAGCAATCACGCTTATCTCAAGTTTGAGTAAGTACGGATACAAGCAGCACCCGACGGAATGGCAAAAGCCGGACGGGCGACGGCGTGGGCAGACACGCATTATTCCAAAGCGTATTTAAGAAAGTATGTTCTGGAATATTTAACTAGAGGTAAATTATGAAGGTAAAACAATGCTTATTAATTTTATTTATTATCAACGTCAACCCTATTGGTTTGTTGATCCATAGCTGGGCTTTTAATAATTTTATTAATTATCAATGCAAAGACATCCAAGCAAAGGATAAACATTTGCCAAAAAGCTGTAGCAGCGACCAAATAAAAAATATAGAGCAATGTATAAGTAGGTAGTCCTGGTAGGGCATTAGCCAGTAAATGATCTTGTATATCTATTGGTATATATAGCCAACAGATAATAAAGGACAGAAACCAAGTTGTAATACGCATAACTATGTTATCAAAGTGTTCTTTTATTATAGAAAAGATAGAGGGTATCAATACTTCCCACATTGTAAAGTTCCTGATTTTTAGTGATGAGAGGAGAGGTCTTTAATTATATTCCTGCGAGTGGTGAGAGACAAGCAGGGCTTGCTGTCCGTGGCAAGTATAAAATCACGGACACTGTTTACTACAATCTAGACGTAAGTCGCTCCATTTGCCCACCGTAAAACGTGGGCTTTTTTTACCCGAAAGGACAATCCTATGAACAAAATGAAACAACTTGCCCCATTTGCCTTGCTAATTTTGCTATTAGGCATTGTCGGGCGAATGGATTATGACAACCACATACAAATGCAACGTTACAAATGCGAACGAAATCAAGGCGTTTGGCAAGTGGAAAGCAACGGCAATCAATACTGCGGAGGCAAATATGACACGAAATATTGAAACAGGCGTAGAGATTGTGGCGGTCGGCAAACAATTTGTCGCCAAGTTTTACTATGACGGCAAATTGCAGCATTCAACCTATCCACAATACAGCCGCCAAAACGCAATTATGTTGATTAACCGCAAAATTGAGCGGTTCAACGTTGGCAGAGATAAACCGATTTCACTTTATAAGGAGTAATAAAAATGGCAGGAATTAACAAAGTGATTATTGTCGGTCGCCTAGGTAACGACCCGGAACTACGAACAATGCCAAATGGCGATTCAGTCGCCAAAATCAGTGTGGCAACTTCGACCGAATGGACGGATAAAGTATCAGGCGATAAAAAACAAGCCACAGAATGGCATAGCATTATCGCCTTTCGGAATTTAGCTGACATTATTGGCAAATACCTGAAAAAAGGCTCACAAGTCTATGTTGAGGGCAAACTACGCACTCGCAAATGGCAAGCCCAAGACGGCACAGACCGCTGGACGACCGAAATCATCGCCGATCAGCTACAAATGCTCGGTAGCTCAAACAGCGGAAACAGCAATAATAATTGGGCAACCGAACCGGCAGGAAACCCACCGCCAACCAATCCATATAACCACGTAATGACGGATTCAGAATCACGAGATTTTGATGATGATATTCCGTTCTAATAATTTTATTCAAACCCTAATTAGGAGAACCCAAAATGGCAAAAACAAATGTACCTGAATTCTTAGATGAATTAGATTGCGGTATTTTCAAAGACAAGCTGGCAACAGCTCTTTCAGAAGTGGCGTTAGGCGTACTAACCCACGATAAGAAAGGGAAAGTTACGGTTGAATTTAGCTTAGACAAAATGGATAGCGACAGCCCATCTGTTCAAATTCAGCACAAATTGAGCTACGTTAAACCAACTAAGCGTGGTAAATCAGCTGAAGAAGATACGACCGCCACACCAATGTATGTTCATAAAGGTGGGGCATTATCTGCTACACCTGAAAAAACAGAAACGGCAGTAAAAGAAAGCCCTAGCGGTTTAAAAGCTCTTTCTAAAGCAGCTGCTTAATTTTCGATAGCCACGTTAATGCGTGGCTTTATTTTTTACTCAAACAAAAGGAACTTAAAATGGACAAAACGACACTTCAACAAATCTCTGCTCTTGCTGTGCAACTAAAGAGGTTCAAACTGATTTTGGCACAGTAATGTTACCTGAAGGCATTACATTACAATCACTAGAGCATTTCCAAGCTCACCGTAACCAATTTCGTGCAGCGTTTTCAACACAGCGTTTTGGTAGCCTGATTGAATATGCTATCGCCAATTCCCAAGAAAACGCACAATGCTTTATCGACCAAGAGAAAATGAGTGCGGAAATTGTATTTGATATGGGCAACCGAGAACAAGCCGGTCACGCAAAACATCGTGCGAAATTAGCAATGAAGAAAACTGCAGCCTACAAAGCTCTATGCGAAATTAATGGCTCACGCCGCTCACAGCGTGATTTTTCTGATTTCCTCGAAGATTGGGGCGACTCCTTAACCGCTTACCACCACGAAGATGAAATCAGTATTAAAAATGCCGTCCAAGCGGTGCGTAAAATGACGATTGACTACGCTCGAAACGAAGAACATGAACTCAGCGATTTCGCAGCCAAAAAATCAGCGATGGAATCGGTAGAAGCTAAATCTACACTGCAACTACCAACTCACCTTGTATTTACTTGCAACCCATACAACGGCTTAGACACTCGCTCATTTACTCTGCGTGTACAGGTGCTAACCGGTAGTGGCGAACCGGTATTAACCGCCCGCTTAGTTCAAACTGAGCAAATTGAAGAGGCGATTGCTACCGAGTTTGCGGAAAAGCTATCCGATGCACTTAGCGAAACATCAATCAAGGTCAATATCGGTACGATTGAGATCTAGCTTGTAAGTTAGCTTATAAGTTTACTTGTAAGTTTTTAATGAAAATTGACCGCTTGTTGAATACAAGCGGTTATTTCTCGAGGAAAATTCACAATGAAAACAACCCAGCATATTTTAGATGAACGTGAACAACAACACGGCAACTACGACAGTTTCGCCAAGATTTATGGTGGTTTACGCAAAGTCAGCGACTCACACGCAGAAAAGCTCACTTGGCCACAGCAAATCGCCGTTGAGATGATGTTATTCAAAATTGCCCGAATTTTAAATAACGGAGCAAATCATCAAGACAATTATCAAGACATTGCCGGTTATGCAATGTTAGGTGGCGGGCTTTATAACCCGAAAGTGTCAGCAGAAGTTAAAGCATTACCAAAAACATTAACCGATAGTATTTACCCCGAATCACACCTTAATAAAAGCTCTGTTTGGCGGCTGGATTTGGAATTTGAAACCAAAGAAAAGGCGGTTGAGGTTTTGGCAACTTTAACTGGCACAACGTGTAATATGGGTAAAATTGAGGGTGTTTAGCCCTCAGTGCCTGTTATATTCTCTCGTGATTCATCAGGAATCATTGCAGGTAAAGTAAACGTATAGCGTAAAAATAATTGCGTAAATAAACGAAGCTCTTCTAATTCATCTACAGAAAAATCATTGTAAGTATGGGAGGCTTCAGCACTTAATGAACGAATATGTAGTGCGAAATTTTTTAAATCTTTTGTTAGCTTTCCATCATCAAAAAGTTTTTCAATTCGTTTGTTTAATTTAGCTCTAGCATCATTTCCAGCTAATTCACATAATGCTCTTTCGAGCGTGGTGCGATAAGCATTACCGGTCGCTTTAACAAAATGCGGTTTTGCTTTAATTTGAAGGTATAAATCTTCGGCTGTTTTAAGTTCCTCAACAACACTATCTGGTAATTTATCAGGAATGTCGGCTTGTTTCCGGTGATTAGGATAAAAGTTAACTATTCCTGAATAAGCTTCAGATAAATTATAGTAATTTCTACTCATTAATTTATTTCTAAAAGCATCAATTTTAGGCGTGCTATATTCTCTATCATAATCATTGATTTCTATATCGGCAATGATACTACCATCACAGCTGTTACAAGTTGCTAATATAGAAAATAACGACACATTTGAATATTTTTGATTTTCGTAGTGAATTTTAACCTCAAATCCACTTTTTTCAATCCCACAATGTGGGCAACAATGTCCAAAGGTAATCATAATGAATCTCCAAGACCATATTTATTTAATTGATAAGTTTCTAGAAGGGCAAAGACCTGAAACTACTCTGTATACCTATTTTAAAAATCAAGATGCTGAAACACAACATAATTTTGTTGTTGCATTAATAGGTAAGGTAGTCAGCACTCAAAAACTTTACCAGCACGAATTAAGCAAGTAATTTGACAACCGCCCCAAATTCGGATTAAGATAACCGCACTTACAAAACACCAGCGGTTATCCGCACCCGAAAGCATAGCGGTTTTTATGCCTAAAATTTGCAAATCCTCAGATCTGAGGATTTCTCTAAAAGTACAGAACTGTACCTTTCAGAGATCGGGTCGAGAGAGCGAGATACAACACATCAGAATAAGCTCCGCCGACTGGTGTCGGTAAGTTGAGACCCGATCAACCCTACTAAGGTTGTTCGAATAACTTAAATAAACACCAGAGGGCATAAAAATGTCAAATTTAACCATTCTTAACACGGCAATCCGCCAACACGAAAACCTATTCAGCTTAAACGACTTACACCAAGTCAGTGGTAATAGCAAAAACCATCAACCAAGTAATTTTTCACGTTTAGAAACTACCCAAGCCCTTGTTTCCGCTATTCAAGCCGAAGGCACAGCGAACCCAATTAAAACCCTACGAGGCACACAAGGCGGCACATATGCCTGCAAAGAAATCGTGATTGCCTATGCAGCGTGGATCAGCCCACAGTTTCATCTTGTGGTATTGCGAGCGTTCCTTAACCAGTTGGAAAATTTGCAAAAAAATAGCGAAATTCAACCGCTTGCACCACCGCCAAAGAAATACACTTTCGACTTTACCGAAGATGAACTCCAAAGCCTCGTATGGGCTTGGTTCGCTTTCGTGCGTGGCATTCATACTTTCCGCTATATCTACCCGATGTTTCAAAAACTCGGCTCAAATATGGCGGGCACAATTTACGGACAGGGTTTTGAATATAGCCACACCGCACAATCGGCACATAAAATTCTTGAACGTATCACCAAAGACTTTGATTGCGACCCGATGACAAACTGGCGAGTACTCAAACACCTTCGTGGTTTCGATCCGTCATTTAAAAAGCCAACGTTCTAATCACAAAAAATCATAAAACCGACCGCTTGTGAAACATCAAGCGGCGGATTTCTACACCCAAATTTTGAGGATTAGACGATGAAATACGCAAAAATCATTCTATTTTTAACCGCCTTTGCAGTTGCTGCCGACCATTTAGAGTTAGGTAATGATTGCGATGGCAAAATTTGTACAGCTCAACGCTAACTAACCCAACCGCTTGTTCCGCAAGCGGTTATTTTTTGGAGGATAATGTGGAAACATTAAGCATTAAACAGGTAGCAAATATCCTTAATGTATCCTATTGGACTGTTTTCAACAATCGCCATAGATGGGGATTTTACCAAATGGATGGCTCCCGGTTATGGCGAGTTGATAAATCAAATCTTGATTTGTTGAAAAAACGATCTAATAATGACCGTGGGCTTGCTCTATCGGTCGGAGAGGAAAAATTATGCCGATCAGAAAAAGAGGTGACGTCTATTACATTGACCTCTACACCCCTAGTGGAGAAAGAATTAGACGCACTATTAAAACAACTGTAAAAAAAGAAGCTCAGCAATACCACGATAAATTAAAAGCTCAGCTGTGGCAAATTGATAAGCTAGATCAAAAACCTGATTACCTCTTTGAAAACGCATTGGTTTTATTTCTAAAAGATGCGGAGGGAAAAGAGGATACATCAACCAAAAAACGGCACGCAATTTATTATCGAAATATTTTTGCTGGTCGAATACTAAGTTCTTTAACAAGTGATGAAATACTGGAGGCGATTCCAGAAAGGCATATGTTAAAAGGTACGCCATTGACAAATTCTACTAAGAATAAATATAGAACGTCGATAATGCGAATTTTAAAATTAGCTTATCAGGCAGGATATATTGATAAAATGCCGTTTATCCCTAAAAAGAAAGAGCCTCCAATTCGTGTTCGTTGGATTACCAAAGAACAAGCCAAGCAGTTTATTAATAATATTAGTACTGATTGGATGAAAACTATCTGCTCTTTTGCTTTATTAACAGGAGCAAGGCGAACAGAAATACTTTCTATGACTTGGGATAAAATAGATTTTATCCGTAAAGTAGCGATTGTTTCAAATGATATTGCCAAATCGGAAAAAGCGAGATCGCTTTTACTTAATGATGATGCACTTGAATTACTACAAAAGCAGAGAGGGAAAAATCCTAAATATGTTTTTGTAGGAAGTAAAGGGCAGGCATTACAAGATATCAACCGCAAAATATTTAACAAAGCGACTGAAAAATGTTTATTGGTTGATTTTCATTTCCATGATTTAAGGCATACTTGGGCCAGTTGGCACGTTCAGGCCGGCACACCATTATTTACCTTAAAAGAATTGGGTGGCTGGGAAACATTAGAGATGGTAAAGAAATATGCCCATCTTAATGCAGACCATTTACTCAACCACGCTAACTCAGTTAAATTCTAG